AAAAACTTGGGCATTGTTTGTGGGTCGTAAAACCACTGTGAGAATGTTGGGTCTATGGCACATGACTCACATGCCTGAAACAAAAGATGATTGCATAGTAAGCCTCATGCAAGAAACAGAACCAGCGCATCGTCCAAACTGGCTGCGACTCGAACGATACTATGATCACATAGGTCGTTGGAAACAACCAGATATTGTGCCAGATCTAGATGCGGTGCTTGATTGGATGAAACAACCTCCGATAAACAGCGTTGATGGTGTGTATGTGGGCGATCAATATATCAAACATGTTGCTGGCGAAAATCGCAATGCAACATTGGTTGATAGTGTGCTGAGTTTTAGAAATCAATATCTGTTTGAAATAACTTTTGAAACCATGACCGAAGGATTTACCTTTACGCCCAGTGAAAAAACTGTGCGCACCTTGGTAGCTGAAAAACCTCAGTTTGTGTATGCTGCTCCAGGATTTCTTAAAGGCATGCAACATCTTGGATTTCAAACGTTTAACACACTATGGGACGAAAGTTATGACAATTTAAGCGGCCCAGACCGGTTTAGTGCTATGTTTTCCACAATTAAAAGTGTGGCTAAGCTGTCAACGGCGCAAAAACTAGAATTGTATCAAAATTCCCAAGTTATCTGCCAACACAACAAACAGGTACTTGTTGATTGGATTAAGAAAATAAATAAACAATAACAGTAGGAGAAAGCAAATGGAAATGACGTTCAAATGCCATGCACGAAAGACTTCAAAAATTTCAAATTTACGGCCGGCCGAAGTAACAATCACCGTAGAAAATCCAGCGTTTGAGCATGTGTCAACGTATAATAAAACAGTGTCGCCGACAATAAATTGGGTAGCTGGATCCACCACGGATGACAGTGTAGATGTTACTATAGATCTTCCAGGAAGTTATTTTGGTACCTTGCTAAAATTTACCATAACAGTAGCCAATAATGACCTATTGATATGCGGGTACGACCCTGGTAATTTTCAGATTGTAAGCAATCCATTATGGAATGGAGAACTTGGTCCTTACGACATAACAGGGCATACAGGCGGTGGCGGTACTATGGGCACCGGGAGTTTGGCTATCTTAGATGGGCAGACTGTGACGTTTGATGTTGATTGGAGTTTTGTACCGTTTGAACCAACAGCGGGTTAATTTTAAAAAGGATAACCTCGACTTTGTTTGGGAGTGTATCCAGGCTCATATACCGGAACAAAACTACAGACTGCTGTGCCTGTAGGAATGCTCATTTCACAGTTGCGCATGATCAACACAGTTTCTAAGTTATAGTAATTGTAGTTGGGATCCATTTCTTCCTCCCACCCCCACAAACTTGACGAATGATTGGCTTCTACGTAACCTGAAAAGTTGTGCCAATCTCTGCTCCAGGCCAATGGATAATCATTCACCATCATGCGCCAGCCCGATGCCATTTTGGCACGCCACGGCCAAGCAACAATTCTGGGTTGACCCCATACATATTCATCATTGTTTTTTTCAGCCCAACAACTGCCGTGCAACATTTCTTGCAACAACCAACCGTATCTCCAGTGTTTGGTTGCACTGGCTGGAAAAAAGTTATCCATGTCAGCAGTTAACGGCAAGGTATACCCTAATTGACTAATGCCACGTAATCCCAAACACATTCTGGCCGTGTGGTTGGCATGATCACCAGATTCTGGCAAGTAACTTCGTATGTCGCCTTTAAGATTGCGCCACCATTCTGGAAAGAATTTACTGCATGACATTGGTTCTGGACAGTTACTGGCCTGCTCGGCCCGCTCCCAAGTTAAGTATTCGTTGACTATAATTTCCATACATTTATGTAGTACTTTTGTATGAGTTGACAAATTAATCAAAGTTTGCTATAATTTAGGCTATGTTATATTTTGCTTATGGAATGAATACCAATCGTGAGGGCATGGCTTCTCGCTGTCGTGGCGCACTGAGCCTGGGCCATGCACGCCTGATTGATCATGCCTTCCGATTTGCTATTCATGCTGACGTAGTGCCTTGCCAGGGCTCCTATGTGGATGGGGTGCTGTGGCGCATTGATCAGTATCACTTGAACAGCCTAGACAACCTGGAAGGCTTTCCATGGTACTATAATCGCGGGCAATTTGCAGTGGAACACCGGGGCGGAGTGGTTGTTGCAGAATGCTACTTCATGCAACCCGGCAACCAGGACAGCCTGCCCAACCAAAGCTATCTTGACATGGTGGTGCAGGGCTACGAGCAACATGACGTGCCTACAGACCAGGTATTTAATTGTGTATACGATAGTACTACATAACCCGCCAATTTGGCGGGGATTGACCAATAATTCTCGATCTGCTATAATACACACATAGACAGCAAAAAGGAGCCAAAATGCAAATAGCCACAGCAATCAAACACTTACAAAAAGAAGCAGAGTTTCAAGGTATGGGCCTGTTAGAAACCCTTCAAGACATCAAACAACATGGTCGCATGCTCTACAGCGAGAGCACAATGGAAGCATTTGTTGTTTTTATGCAACAAGGCCAATCGTTGTTTGCGCCGGTTGACGAATAAATGCCAATTTGCTATAATACACACATAGACAGCAAAGTTTAACCGCACACTAAGGAGCCAACCATGAGTGCAATTCGTATCGTTCGCGGCATTTACCGCAACAAAGCCGTTCAAAACCAAGTGTTTAATTTGGTGAGCGGGTTCCAAACTGGTGCTAAGGGTGGCTATGTCACCGTGCAAAATGATGGTACCTTTCCCAACTGCCCTGATAGCATCCGTATCAAGGTAGACAACATTTCAGACATTGAGTATACTTCAGGAGAAACCGTGCAAGAAAATACCGTAAAGTTCAAGCCCACTGTGGTGGCAGAGACCGACGAGCAAGCCATGGATCGTATCCGTGAGCGTTTTGACATCCTGCATGAGATGACAAAGGCCTGTGTAAGTGGCGACATCCGTGCTATGATTGTGAGCGGCCCTCCAGGTGTGGGCAAGAGCTACGGTGTGGAGCAAGAAATTGACAAGGCCTGTTTGTTTGACAAGCTGGCCAGCAAACGCCTTAAGGCCGAGGTTGTTAAGGGCTCAGCCAGTCCCATTGGCCTGTACAAAACTCTGTACAAGTATTCAGATGCCAATTGTGTGTTGGTGTTTGACGACTGTGACTCAATCTTGTTGGATGACGTTGCTCTTAACTTGCTGAAAGGTGCCTTGGACTCCGGCAAGAAGCGTAAGATTTCCTGGTTGAGCGAAAGCCGTGTGTTGAGCCATGAGGGCATTCCAGACAGCTTCGAGTTCAAGGGTTCGGTAATTTTTATTACCAACTTGAAGTTTGACACCATGCGTTCGCAGAAATTGCGGGACCACTTGGATGCACTGCAAAGCCGATGCCACTACTTGGACTTGACCCTGGACACCATGCGTGACAAGGTCCTGCGTATCAAGCAGATTGCCAAGGACGGTGTGTTGTTTGCAGACTACGACTTTGACGAGTGTGTGCAAGATGAGATCATCGCCTTCATGGACGAGAATAAGAATCGTTTGCGTGAGATGAGCCTGCGTATGGCTCTTAAGATTGCAGACTTGCGCAAGATGTCAGTGTTGAACTGGAAGCGCCTGGCAGAGACCACTGTTATGAAACCCACAGGAGCCTAATATGTATGAAATATGGGATGGCGACTTGTACCTGTACTCAGTGGATACCGAGTACGAAGCAGATGAACAGCGTGAAGCAGGCTTTACTGTGAAGTGCCTGGAATACTACGGAACGTAATATACATGCTGTGGAATGGCTGTTTGGTTGATGCAGTAACAGGAGTCAAGGAAGTGACTTGGTTGCAGGCGTGGGATATTACCATCCTGTGTGGCTTCTTATTCAAGACCACAGTCAACTCAAAAGCATAACCCTCCAAGGTTATCTCGGGCATTGGTTGGCTCCGGCCCGGGCTTTGTGGCAGGTACCCGTAAAACGGTACCTGTCTTTTTGACATTGTGTGCAAAAAATAGTAAAATATAATATATGAAACTGTGTTTTAATTTAACTGGAAATCATTGCAATGAGTATCCGTTTTTAACCATCTACTACAACAAAGACAATATCTATTGTGATTATATCTGCAATCAAACTGTGTTAACGTTTGATGTTGATTCGTCAGACATTGGAATTGTAACTTTATCCGGCATTCAAAAATCCAACGGGCTTGATGGCAAATGGGACACCATGTTAGACAACGGTGGGCGAATAGTCAAAGATAAAAATCTACAAATAAATAATATTAGCATTGACAATATAGACATGAATAAATCATGGATCAATTGCCTACCAATGCACAAAGAAAACAACAAAACAATCCCGTGCCAAGCAGGCATGTGGGACAATGGTAGCATACAGTTTGCAATCAAAACTCCTGTGTTGAATTGGATAATTGAAGAAAAGTTCATTAACCCTACTATTCAGCGCCGGAACTCAGTTAATGACTTTAGTGGACAAGACAAATTTGATTATGACTACATCCAACGCAAAATAAAAAGTATCAAAAGTATAATACATGATCAAAAGTCTAATTTATAATTTACCCCCGTTGGACAAAAATAGACCACCGTTGTCTGGAGCTATCATTGCCAATGTCTGTGCTAAACAAGGACATGATTGTAGCACTGTGGATCTACAGTTTGAACTTGATCAGTTTTTACACACTCAATGCTGTGATGTAAGCTTTTTTGATGATGTGTTTTATGAACAGTCTGCTGGATTTAGCAATGAGCAAATACAGTTCTTAGAAAAATTCATTCATCAGCATCTTGACACAATAGCCAACAGCAAATTTGATTATATTTTTGTTAGTTTGTTTTCATATTTGGCACAACAGTTTGGACAGATATTTTTGCCAATTCTGAGAAAACACACTACTGCTAAGATTGTAATAGGTGGTGCTGGATTGATATATACCAGCAATGTTGGTAATCTTTTGTCATTTGGAGAAAAGCTCAAACAACAAAATGTCATTGACGAATTTATTACAGGCGAAGCAGAACAAAGTATCCCTATGTACTTGACTGTAGGACAAGGACCGGGTATTGGCAATTACAATTTCAAACAAATTGACAATTTAGATGATCAGCCTTGGCCTGATTATACTCACTATAATCTTGGCAATTACAATTATTTGGGCTTACAAGAACTAGCTATCATTGGCAGTCGAGGTTGTGTAAGAAGCTGTACCTTTTGTGATGTTGCCAAACTAAGTCCTAAATATCGATATAGATCAGGGCAAAATATTGCAGATGAAATCATACACCATTACGAAACTCACGGAATAACTAGATTCTATTTTGCAGACAGTTTGGTTAATGGCAGTTTTAAAAATTTTGACGCTATGTGCAATGCGCTTGCAAGGTATAAATTTGAACAGCCTATATCTTGGTCAGGACAGTACATCGTAAGATCTAAACAAAGCACCCCCAAAGATCATTTTGATATGTTACAAAAATCAGGATGCGATACATTGTTCATTGGGCTGGAATCGGGCAGTGATCGTGTACGAAAAGAATTAGGCAAACCTTTTACCAATGATGACACTGAGTATTACTTAGAAAATTTTGATCAAAACAAAATCAAAGTACTATTATTAATGTTCACAGGGTATGTATCAGAATCTGAGCAAGATCATGCTGAAACCATTGGCATGTTCAAGAGATGGCAAAAATTTGTAGCTTCGGGCACTATTCAAGGCATAGAAACTTTGAATATCTTGAGTATACTACCCGGCACACCACTTGAACAAATGGCTGTAAACAACAATTATTTGTTTTTATCTAATCACAAGAATGATGTTAATTTACGATCTTGGGTAGACCCAACAAATCCTAATTATGATTTTTTAGCCCGTGTAAGTAGACACATGGATCTTATGGAAGAAGCAATCAAGTATAAATGGCCATTATGGAATGGTGCATTAGCAATGCAACTTTATGAACAAGCAGTTCAAGAATTTGTCAACTCACCAATGAAATACAAAACTTTAAAAACTATATCTATTGCGGCATCAAAATGAAACAAGCAAAAATTATAATCCGAGATGAAGTAAACATCAAGCTAGAGGGCATTGACTTGGATGTGCGTAAGGCCCTGGTCAATGCATTCAAGTACGATGTACCTTATGCAAGATACCTACCGGCAGTGAGACTGGGTAGATGGGATGGCAAAGTCAGTTACTTTCAATTGGGTGGATCAACATACACCAATCTCTTGCCAGAGATCATGCCCATCTTGGAACGCTACAACTACGATATTGAACTGGATGATCAAAGAGAATACTCCACTACATTTGAGTTTGCTCAAGTCACAGAACAAACATTTGCACACAAGACTTGGCCCAAAGGGCATACTGCAGAAGGTCAGCCCATCCTGTTGCGTGACTATCAAGTGGAGATTGTGAACAACTTCTTGACCAATCCACAATGCATACAGGAAGTGGCCACAGGTGCAGGCAAAACAATCATGACAGCGGCCTTGAGTGCCAGTATAGAACCATATGGACGGTCAATTGTGATTGTGCCCAACAAGAGTCTGGTCACACAAACTGAAAAGGACTACCTCAATCTCGGCCTGGATGTGGGTGTTTACTTTGGCGACAGAAAAGAACACGGACGCACACATACTATCTGTACTTGGCAGAGTCTAAACGTACTGCTAAAGAATACCAAGGCAGGTGTGGGCAATGTGACCATACAGGACTTTATTGAGGATGTGGTGTGTGTGATGGTTGACGAAGTACACATGGCTAAAGCAGATGCACTCAAGACCCTGCTGACCAGTGTGATGGCTAGAGTGCCAATTCGGTGGGGGTTGACTGGTACTGTGCCTAAAGAGAAGTTTGAAAGTCAAGCTTTGTTGGTAAGCCTAGGTCCTGTAATCAGCAAGTTAAGTGCCAATGAACTGCAACAGCAAGGCGTGCTGGCGCAGTGTCATGTGAACATTGTGCAGTTGCAGGACCATGTGGAATACTCCAACTACCAAAGCGAGCTTAAATACTTGTTAGAAGAGTCTGGCAGACTGGATGCCATGAGTGAACTCATACGCCATGTAAACGAAACAGGCAACACCTTGATACTGGTAGATCGCACTGAATGCGGTCGTCAATTGGTAGAACGACTGGGTGAACGTGCTGTTTTTGTGTCAGGTGCAACCAAAGCAAAAGATAGACAAGATGAATATGATGAAGTTGCAGACAGCACTGATAAGATTATTGTGGCTACCTATGGTGTTGCCGCTGTGGGCATTAATATCCCTAGGATTTTTAATTTGGTTCTTGTGGAACCCGGGAAAAGTTTTGTCCGCGTTATCCAAAGCATTGGGCGCGGCATAAGAAAAGCCGAAGATAAAGACCATGTGCAGATTTGGGACATAACATCAACCTGCAAATTTGCCAAGCGCCATTTGACCAAGCGCAAACAATTCTACAAAGAAGCTAACTATCCGTTTACTCAAGAAAAACTTGAGTGGATGAAGATAAAATAGTTGACTTTTTTGTTAGATCTCTATATACTACAAACATGAGAATACTTACCCTAGACAATGCTACATACGATTTAGATCACCTGCCCGAAGAAGTAGATGACATGCGTTTTGCTATATTGGACAATTCAAATCCTGCAGATCCCGACTATCATTTTATACCATTGATCTTCTTGGAGAGCTTTAATGCTCCTGCTCTTGTGCTACGCATTGGAGAACATACCATAAAGATGCCTATGGATTGGCAGATACTAATTGGCGAACCTGACGTTGGCGATTTAGAAGTGCTGCCACTTACATCAATCAACGATCGTGGGTTCAAAGTATTCCAGTTCAATCCACTGACCAGTTTCCGTCCCAGCTTTCCTGAAATTGAAATCCTAGACGTATATCACGAAGTGTCATGGTATGCACCCAAACTTAAAAATGGGCAATTGCTGGCAGTGCCTGTAAGTGACGGTGCGGATCCTGACTGTGTTTATTTTGTTAAAGACGTCAGCCGTAACTGCGAGATTGTGGACTATAATAAGGCTTGGTGATGCCCTATACTGAACCAGAAATATTTGAAATTATCAATCGCTTGGCCAGAGTGTATCTGGAAAGTTATCCCAACGACCGTGAAGGACTAGAGAGATTCTTACGTTGGGCATACCTACAATACGGCTACCAGTATGGGCAGTCTTAAACCAGACGCCACATACATTTACGAGCGTGCCGATGGCATTGTGTATGCTCGTGAGTTTGGCGCTGATCCTAGCACACGTCAAGTGGTAGGATATGAATCTGGTACAGAATACGATCCAGTATCTGGACATAAAATAGATTACGATTCAAGAACAGCAGACGGTAGGCCGTTACGTGAGCATGTACTGGAAAACAAAATGTGGGGCGAAATTCGGCGAGCTGCCAACACCAATCCCACTTTACAAGACGCACTAGAACGTGCTATAATGATTTACAAACTGACCAAAACAGATGAGCGATAAACTAAACATTGCCAATGAGATGAAGATGTTTGACCGCAAGGTTAGATCATTCTACGACGACCTCACCGCAGAAGAAAAGAAAAAGTTTTCAAACTATCTCATGATACGCTGGGGGTCAGCAGTAGAAGGTTCAAGAGAACTTCAAGAGTTCTATGTTATCAGTTGCAATGAAAGACTGAACAAACATTTCTTTAATGTATCCAAACATCCAAAACTGCAATGGCTTATGGCTACCTCTGTAAGTCCAGATTTAGGATCTCAACGCCATCCTTGGATTGCACCTAAGAAAAAACAAGCAGGTGCTAGTACCAAACGCAAGGCATTGGCAGCAATGTATCCACACTACAAAGATGACGAGATTGATGTGATGATGCAGATTGTGTCAGACAAAGAAATTAAACAATACACCAAAGATTCCGGCAACGATCCCAAATGACCCAATGCCAATATTGCAAAAAAGACTTTGCTCGAGAAACCAGTCTAGCAGTACATGTATGCGAGCCTAAACGGCGCAGACAGGAACGAGCAGAGCGTGGTGTGGAACTGGGCTTTCAAGCCTACATACGCTTTTATGAGATGAGTCAAGGCTCAGCCCGGCTCAAAACGTTTGATGACTTTGCTGACTCACCTTACTATCGTGGGTTTGTAAAGTTTGGACGCTATTGTGTGAGCACAAGAACTATCAATCCCAAACAGTTTCTTGAGTGGCTGCTGAAGAACAACAAAAAGATTGATCGTTGGGCAAGTGATCAACTGTACACAGAATATCTCATACAGCATTTGCCTGTGGAAAACGTAAATGATGCACTGGCACGAGCAGTGGAGTTTGGCATGGACTGGGCAGAAAAGAATTCAGCGCAACCGCAGGACTGTTTGAGATATGGCAGTACCGCAGCCATGTGTTATGCAGTTACAACAGGTAGGATATCACCATGGGTGATTTACAATTCAGAGTCAGGGCAAAAGTTCTTAAGTGAACTCACTCCTGATCAGATCAGCATGGTATGGCCTTACATTGACTCAGATGTGTGGCAGAAAAAGTTTCACAACTACCCTGCTGATCAAGAGTACGCAAAAGACATATTAAACAAGGCAGGTTGGTAGCATGGTATCAGTGATATTGTTAACCCTTGTACTTTTACAGATCAAACATTGGTACATTGACTTTGTGGATCAAAGCATGACAGAAGTCAATCACAAAGGCCAATACGGGCATTGGTTGGGCATGCGACACAGTCTCAAACACGGCATTGGCACAGCCTTATGTGTTGGATGTGTGTTAGGTCCTGTATACTGGGCCGCCAGCATCATGATGGGCGCAATAGACGCTGTGGTTCACTATCACATTGACTGGGTCAAGATGAATTGGGGCAATCAAGAGCTACAAAATCCCAATTTTTATACACATCTTGGCTTGGATCAGATGGCACATCAGTTGACTTATATTGGCCTCGTGGCTATAATTGCACTATGATTGTTTATAGCAACAGTGATAGTTACGGAGTGATGAGTACAGGATTTCGATATTCTGAATTTTTAGCACAATCACTAAATGCAATGTCTGTCAATAGTGGCAAAGAAGGCAGTTGTAATCAACGAATATTTAGAACTACTGTTAGAGACTTGTTAAAATTGCAACAGCAAACTGATGAACCTATTTTGTGTTTGTTATGTCTTGGATCATTAATTAGAAGTGAATGGTGGAATGAAACAAAACGTCCACTACCAAATGAAACAGACGGACACTTTGAAAGTTTTCAAATACATACGGCTAACTACCCAACCCATCCTATACGTGATTACATGGATCAGTGGTATCGACTGTACAATGATGAAGCCACACAAACTAATCTATTCATGGAACTAGTATTGTTGACTTCTTGGTTAAAAAATAATAAGATTGAATACATTGTGTTTGCCGGCAACAACATCACATACAAGAAAATGGATTACAATGATGTATTTGTAAAAGATTTTGCAACACCAATTTTTGCTGATCAAAATATTTTAAATTTAAACGATTTTTCATTTGTAAAACACTGCCTAGCACAAGGACACAAACCATTTGATTATGCCCAATATAAAGAGAATGGGCATCACGGAGAATCTGCTCATAGAGATTTTGCAAATTTTTTACTAGAATTTTATCATGAGCGCAGACATTGATATTGATGTGCCGGACAGATCGGCTGTGCTGAAACTGATTAAACACACTGCCGCACGGCAATTGCATCAAGGTCAAGTGCGCAAGCACAATTCAGGCATTTACGTTACAGACATTCCTAGAGACATACCCAATGGCTGTGCAGCCATAGACTATGAGTCAGCAGAACAGCGTGGATACTTCAAGATCGACCTGTTGAACATGAGTGTGTATCAGCTGATCCGTGATCCTGCACACTATGCTGAAATGTTGGCAGCCACACCACCATGGCAGAGACTATGGACTGATACTGCTTGGACCAGTCAGTTGGTCCATGTGGGCAATTACACAGACTTGATGCTGACAATGCGGCCAGACTCAATACCCAGAATGGCAGCGTTTATTTCTGTAATTCGTCCGGGCAAAGCACACTTGCAAAATCGTCCGTGGACAGAAGTATTTGCTGAAGTATGGAACGGGGATGATTCTAAAGGCTACACATTCAAGAAAAGCCACGCAATTAGTTACGCGGCACTAGTAGCCTTGCACATGAACTGCCTCAGTCAAGACGCCGCACCAGCGTGATTGATTTTCGCTTGGTTTTCTTGCGAGCAATGTCCATCAAACTGCAAGCCGGGCCGTGTAAAATTTCTAGATCTTTGTTGGAAAATGTTCGTAGCGTGGGACGAAACTTGTCCCACTCGCCACGCAGAAAGATGTTTATGGGTATGCTACGATTGCTTTCCCACCACCAAGTGGCTGCTAATTCTAGGTATTCTAGTTTGGCATCCTGAGTTAACACAGCACCAAAATCATAGATGGTTGTGACAGCATCGTCTTTGTTTTGCACCACGCCCACGTATTCTTCATTGGCATATACGCACAGTGTTATAAACGGATATTTTACCGCTAATTTTTGAAATATATCATTACCCATCGGTTGTACTTATGGCCGGTAAAGATTGGTTAAAAAAAGCATTGCCAAATCTTGATAAATAGTTGATGTATTCAACCACCGTATATCTTTATCAACAGATTACCAAAGTCTTGTTAGTTGACACCAGTGGTGGATATTTCACTTATAGGTACGACCCAGTGTATGCAAAACAATTAACCGTTAACAAAGGCGTAGACAATGTGCTACTGTTTGAATTTATCAATCAAGAGGAAAAGCCTGTAAACATCACAGGTAGCAGTTTTGTGTTTAGATTGATGAATCAAACTGGTGATCAGTTACTGGTCGAAAAACCCATGGTCACACTCAGCGCCACCTTGGGCAGAGTAAAAGTGGTGCTGGACAACGAAGACACCATCAACATTACAGCACAGCCCGGCAGCTACAGCATTCAACGCACAGCCGGAGACTACGTGCAAGCTGCGTATGTGGATGCCAATTCAGGTGCTAGAGCTGATTGCAACATTGTGAATAGTGTGCTGCCTGCATTTGTGCCCAGTGAAATGTTGACCATTCCCACAATCTACGGCAAAGCACAACAGTTGGTACCTGGTCCCACAAACTGGCCAGACTGGGCACTGTACCCACAGCCGGTGAATACCACTCAACTTACAGAATTCTTTTCAAGTCACATGCCCACAAATGGCCAAAGTCTAACCACAGTCAAAATGGACTTGGATCACTTTACCGGAACAGTCAAATTTCAAGCCGCTGAAACCTACGAATCAGTCTGGTACGACGTTACCAGCAGTACACAATTTTATAATGAAACTTCCACTCAGTATTTTAATGTGGTAGGATTTCATCCATTGATTCGTGCTGCCTTCAACAACAGTCAAGGATCACAAGCTCAAGCCACAGCCGTGGTAACCAACGGAGTGGTCACTGCCATCAATGTGACCAATGGTGGCCAAGGTTATGTAGCACCGCCCAAAGTACAAATATTAGGTGACGGTGCAGGTGCCGAAGCCATTGTGACGTCAGTGGGCAATGGCCAAATTGGTGCAATCACTGTTACAAATGGTGGGTCTGGATACTTGCCATTGCAATATCAAGGCACTGTTTGTGCGCAGGTGTTGATCTCAACTGGTTATATTACTAACCTCCAATATCGTTGATTTAGTCCGGCTGATCTGCTATACTGTATAGATGCTTGACATCCTTGCGTATCTACCTGCAAAAAGAAAACCCACACCATCTGGTTGGTTGAGTTTCAATGCGGTTTGCTGTCAGCATAACGGTAGTACCAGAGACACAAGAGGCCGTGCCGGACTCAAAG